AGAATTTAGAGTAATTAGATCACTATTTAGTTTATTACAAATGTAATTTTGTCTTTTGATATAATAGTCATTTCTAATTCTCCAGAAATGGAAGATTATTTCTTCGGGAGATTCCATTTTAACTATTTCATTTTTCTCATTGAATACATACATGTTATTCGCCGATAGATGTGAAATAAGTTTCAGTTTCTTTAGAATTTCGTTGTTTTGAGTCCATTCAATTACATTCTCCAATGGACACTTGATAGTAAAATTTACATTTGTTTCTGTAGATTCATTTGTGTAGCCGAATATAATGCCTTCGGTCTCTAGTTTATCTAAATACGACTTGTAATCGTCTGTCCACGTTCCAATAGGAAGTTCAGTGATATTTATTGTGTTGCCATTTACTTTGAACTTTCCAGTGGTTATCCATTTATTCGTGTCGGTCTTTTTAATAGTACCGGAAAACCCTTTATACCACGGTGTCATTTCTGGAATATCTGCGTCCTCGTCCATCACTAAATCCATTAGCCTTTTTTTAATGTCTTCGGGATTGAAGCATGGTACATCACATGAGAAACCTGTGCCAATACCGCAAGCCCCGTTGATAAGAAGTAGAGGCAACGTTGGAACATAAAATGTAGGTTCAATTGAGTCTCCATCTTCTTCTATATAATCCAATACGGCATTGTCATCTTCATTGAAAAGTTTTTTGAATTCGTTTGAGAGGTGTGTGAAGATATACCTTGGACTGGAGGCGTCTTTGCCGCCGAGTAGTCTTGTCCCAAACTGTCCAACAGGTTCGAGTAGATTAATATTATTAGACCCCACAAAATTCTGCGCAAGAGAAACGATAGTGTCCATTAGGCTATTTTCGCCATGATGATAATTAGTTTTCTCAGATACATATCCGGACAATTGCGATACCTTTATCTCCGAGTATAAATTTCTCTTGATACAAGCATAAATAATCTTTCTTTGTGAGGGTTTCATCCCGTCAACAAGACTAGGAATGCTTCGAATGTTGTCACTGATAGAAAATAGCACAAGTTCTTTATCGATGAGATCCTTTACTGAAACATCTGATGAATTGTAATCAATGCTTTTTGGACATTTAATACTTTCTAGGATCCATTTTTTGCGTGCATCGGCTTCTGTCTTTGTAAAAGCCAAAATTAAAGACTTTGAGTCTGCTTCACTGTTTATTTTGTAATTAAGTGTTTTCATAGATCTAAAATACTCCTTAGCCTCTTGTTGAGTGCTTGTACCAAGACCCTTGTAATATTTTACTTTGAAATTAGAAACATTATTCGTCTTTTTCCAGTCTTTGTAGTCGTTGAGGTTGTAAAATGGGATTACTTGATTTCTTTTCGTGAGTTTAATTACAGGCGTAACCAAGGAACTGATGAAGTCTTCCCTGAGAAGTTCCGGCCAACCATGACTGATGAAATTTACAAGAAGACTTTTGATGTGAAAACCATCTGTATCGGCGTCAGTCATAATAAGAATTCTTCCGTATCTTAGGTCCGAAACAGATTTGTATTTTTTACCAGTTTGAAGACCTAGAATTTGTTTGATGTTATTTATTTCGGCATTTCCTGCCATTTGCGAATAAGTCGCTGTTCGTGTATTAAGTATCTTACCCTTGAGAGGGAAAGCGCCATAATAGTCTCTGCCGACAACTGAAAGTCCAGATACAGCAGTAGTCTTGGCTGAGTCTCCCTCTGTAAAGATAATAGTACACAACTTAGATTCTTTTGTTCCCGCCTTGTTGGCATCGTCTAATTTTGGAATGATAACCCTGTTAGTTTTCTTTCCGTCTGTTTTTGAAATATTTTTCTTTTCCTTGGCTTCCGCGAGAGCAATAATATTATCGATAATGCCAAGTTTTAGAACACTCTTGACGATGTCGTCTGTCAAATTAAATTTACTCCCGAAGTCTGATGCTTTGGTGATGTTCTTTTCCTTTGTTTGGGAAGAAAATGCTGGGTTTTCAATCTTACAGTTAATGAATACAAACAGATTTTCTCGAATGTAGTTTGGTTTGATAGTGATATTCTTGTGTTTTTCTTGAATGATTTCTGTTAGTTTTTTTATGAGAGGCATCATAACATGTTCTACGTGTGTCCCTCCGTCTGTTGTTGAAATTCCATTTACAAAGGAAATACATTTAAATTCGTTGCTTGGGCTAAACGCCACCTGCCACCTGTTTTGTTCCGATATTGTTCTCGGTGCAGTCTTTTTGTCTCCGATATACATAGAAATGTAATCAGAAAAGTCCTTGATATTTATTTTTTTACCATTGAGTTGAACAATTACACTATTCGGTGTAATTGCGCAGATGTCATACACTCGTTTATTCAATATGCAGATGGTATCACGGGACATCTCAGTGATTCCAAAACGAGCATAATCGGGTTTGAATGATATCTTAGTGTAATTAGCCTTTTTTGTATTGGTAATTACCGGCTTATTTTTTTTAGACATATTACATTCAAATGTCTGTATGTACTTTTTGCCAGAATGACACGTCTCGATTATGAATTCTGTTGAGAATACATTCACAAGTTTTGCTCCTAGACCATTGAGACCACCTGTAGTTCTTTTTTGTGCGTCGTCAAAGTTTGTTGATGTTAGCAAATTTCCAAAAATAAGTTCTGGAATGTAAATATTGTATTCTGGATGAATCTCAATCGGAATACCAGAATCATTGAATACGCTAATTTTTTCCTGTGAGATTTCAACTTTGAGGTTTTTAACTTCGGGATTTCTCTGAACTTCATCTGATGCGTTAGTTATAATTTCGTCAAAAAGTTTATATATTCCTGGGTTGTAATTACACATAGCAAAATGTAGTTTTTCCTCTTCAATTTTCCACGCTTCGGCGTTTACACATTTTATATCACCTAGGTACATACCAGGGCGAGCTAAAATGTGCTCGATCTGAGTGTACTTCTTGAATTTTTCCGCCATGTTAAATTATCTAGTTTAGATATATACTAATTTTTTAAACCGGATAATTTTTTGTAATTTTTGATATACAAACCCCTTTTGCGATTTTAAGAGTCCAGAGGCCGTAGATCGTCAATTTCATTTGATCACTTCTTAAGAACCAAATTTTATCTGAATTTTTGGAAAAAAAATATCCGGTATTATAAATGAGAAAAGATAAAGTAAAACTAGTTAAAATTACAAAGTTAAAGTCTGATGATAAAAACTATTCGGCTGACTTTGAAGTAACTAAAGCATCCGGTAAAGTTAGTAAAAAAAAGGTAAAATTTGGAGGAGCTGGAATGCCGAATTTTACAACTCATAAGGATACCGAGCGCAGAGAACATTATATTTCTCTTCATAAAAAAGATCTCAAAACTAGAGACCCAACAAGAGCTGGGTTTTTATCGATTTATATACTTTGGAATAAACCCTCCTTTTCAGAAGCTGTAAGCGATTATAAAAAACGTTTAAATTCATATAATAAAACGGGTAAATTTCCTACAAAAATTACCGGAAGTAAATTATTAAAATTTGGGACATCATTATCAAACATTCCATTTGAAGAAACAAGTTTAAATATATTACCACCAGATATTCAAAGAAAAATAGAAAAAGATGTAATAAAATCCAATTTAAGTGAAAAATTATTAAAAATGAATCTTAAAAATTTTTTAACTAAGGTTAGAGATGAAAATGTTAGTAAGAAAAAATTACCGTTGTATAAAGTATTAGATTTTACAGATACAAATACCATCATTTATCTAAAATTAGCAGCTAAAATATTAAAGAGAAGTGATTTTACACCAAATTCTCTGTGGTTAAAAGTTATTTTAAATTTATTAGATAAATTAAATTCTAGTGAAAACCCAAGGCTGACTGAAGACACTCCTATAGAAGTAATTGATCTAGTCTTAGATACAAGGCAGCAATTATTCGTATTTTTCAAAGAGGTATTTAATCTAAGTTTAGATTTTGATGAGGATGAACACGAGTGGTATGGAGGAACATATGAAAAGAGAAATGGATACGATCTTACTAATTCTGTTAAAAACGAACAGTTTATTAAATTAATTATAAATAATTAAACTATACGCTTTTTAAGTAAATGTAATGCTTGTCGGGTCTTCGAGACATTACCCAGTTTTACACCTTTGAACATTTAAAACGCCGGTTATGCGCGACATAAAGGACAACATTCTAAATATTTTTCATTCTCGCGTTTTTTATTTTTTTCATCATCCCAATTATTACATTCTTCAATCCATACTTGTGTTAATGGATATTCTTTTATAAAATTGTTAAACCATTGTAAATGACTAATCTCTCGAAGATTCCCAAATTCGTCTTCTCCTTCTTTCCAGTACTTATCTTCAATATCTTTCGGATAAGGAAATTTAGGTTCATTTTCGGTATCATCGTCACCATAATAACATCTTTCAAAACATTCAATACATAATGTATGTTCACAATTTGGTTGTGATATAGAACGTTTAACTTCTAAACATACAGGACATTCTATATTATCACTTATATCTAATATTCCTTTACCTGTTTTATATTCTTGTCCTTTCAATTTCCGAGTTCCAAACATCATATGACAATTTGTACATAAGTAATTTCCTTTACATTCAAACCACCATTTAGGTAAAACGTCTTCACATAATTCATAATTTTTACATTTAATTCCTCCTCCCTCTTCTTCAGTATATTGTTCGTCATATGCAATATTATTATTTTCGTATTCTGTATCTCTTTCCATATTTAATATAAATTATTAATTATTCTTTATATAAAAACCGGCGTTTTAAACGTTCAAATGTGTAAAAATAATTACAACACCCTTTCACGATTTCATATCGTCTATTAGTTTATTAATTTTTTCTGCGGTCATAACACCGCTGAAATTTCGAAGGTCTTTTTTGTATTTGGCGATTGTATAGGGAATGGTCTTAAAATCGTACTCTTCCATTACATTTTCAAACTCGTCGTTATCAAGATTCACATGATACAACATACTATTTGGAAAATTTACCAGGATTTTATCAAGTTCTTGACACGGGACACACCACTCTGTACCAAACTTAACAAATACAATTGTTTCTCCAAAGTCCATATTCATTAGATTCTTAAGAGCAGAATTGAATTTAACCGTTACTCCCATATACGACTATATCAATATTATGATATAAGATGTATTTATTTTATTTTTAAGTTGAATAATTTTATTTATTATATTACAAACTAAATAAATGGTGTTTTTAGACTTTTATACAGTTGATTTAACTATAATATTAATAATTTTACTTACTATGGGTATAACCTTCGCCGGAGGCAATTATATTGACCCAGAAGAGGAAAACATAGGAACATTCGGTAAATTTTTCGTTTCGTTTATATTAGGTTTATTATCAAGTGTAATTTATTCATATATTACATTAGAGAATGATATATTATTAAAAGGAAATTACTGGGACTAAATTGAATAATAAAATAATTTTTATAAATATACATGTCGATTAGCTTATCAAAGTTTAATCCAAAGAGAATAGAGGAAAGACGTACATCAGGTTCGGGACCTGCTACGTGTGTGTTTATAGGTAAGAGAGGAACAGGGAAAAGTACACTCGTGGCGGACGTTTTATATCATCTTCGTAAAATTAAAGCCGGTGTCGCTATATCTGCTACGGAAGACGGAAATGCTTTTTATTCGAGTTTCATACCAGATTTACTTATACATTCTGAATACAAGCCTGAAGTTGTTCAACAGGTAATCACGCGACAAAAAAAGACAATAAACGGGAAAGATGCAAAAAAGGACAATGATGTATTCTTATTGTTAGACGATTGTATGTATGATAAACGTATGATTAGAGATACAAATATTAGGGGCATATTTATGAACGGAAGACATTGGCGAATAACATTCATGCTAACAATGCAATACTGTATGGATTTGCCACCTGATCTTCGAACAAATATAGACTATGTTTTCATATTAAGAGAAAATATTATTCAAAATCAAGAGAAACTTTATAAGAATTTTTTTGGTATTTTTCCTCAATTTAGCGTTTTTCAGGATGTTTTAAATGCTTGTACCGAAGGGTATGATTGTCTTGTTCTTGATAATACTTCGAAAAGTAACAACATACAAGACTGTGTTTATTGGTATAGAGCAAAACCGGACAGAAAATTTAGAATAGGATCAAAGGAACTATGGAATTATTGCGATAAAAAGTACGATAAAAACAAAACAAAGGAAACGGCCGAAGAAGATCCTAAAAGGTTAAGAAAGAAAAATGCTGTAAGTGTTACAGTTAAAAAATTAAAGTAATAAATTACAATTTAAAGTAATAAATTACAATTTAAAGTAATAGATTACAATTTAAAGTAATAGATTATAATTTATATATACTCTTATATGGATAAGATAGATAAATTAAGATCTATACCGCAACACGAACAACGTTCTGATGCATGGTTCAAACAAAGAGAAGGAAAATTAACAAGTTCAGATGCCGGTACAGTACTTGGACTCAACCCTTATCAAAGACCACATGAAGTTCTTTTTAAGAAATGTGGACATGATCCAAAGCCTTTCGTAGGCAACGTCGCAACACTACATGGACAGAAATATGAAGATGAAGCAATTGATAAGTATTGTAAACTTACTGGACAAGATAATTTTGATTTTGGTCTTCTTGCTCATGAAGACGTTCACAATAATAAAGATTATTATTGGCTTGGCGGATCGCCAGATGGTGTTTCTATATCTAAAGATAGAACAAGTAAGCCTATTTTACTTGAGGTAAAGTGTCCATATAAGAGATGTATTAAATTTGGTTATATACCGGCTTATTATTATCCACAAGTACAATTAAATATGTTTATATGTAATCTAGAAGATGCCGATTTTATCGAATATAAACCACCAGATATCATGAATATAGTTAGAGTCAAAATTGATCACGAATGGTTAAATGAAAATTTACCCATACTTGAAAAATTCTGGAAAGAAGTCGAGTATTATCGCCAGAATGACATTAAATGTCATCCAAAATATAAGCCTCCTAAACCACCTAAGAGAATTATTGATTTGCGCGACACGGACGATTCAGACTTAGACTCGGAATGTATTCCTTCGGATTTAATTATCAGAGATACATAATTTTACAGAAAATATTTCAATTTAAAAACTTAGTGTATAATAATTTAAATTCCGAATGGGAATAAGAGGATTGAATAATCTTATTAAAAAGTATGCCCCTGATGCTATTTCAGAAAAGGATATCAGCCTTTATAAAGGCTCTAAAGTAGCAATTGATTGTAGTATATTATTGTATAAATTTAAATACGCATCGCGAGCGCCAAACTCACATATCATTGGCATAGCAAACAGGATAAAATATTACTTTATGAACGGAATTCTCCCTATATTTGTATTTGACGGCGTCCCCCCTGAGGCAAAAAAAAATGTACTCGTAAAACGTCAAGCTAATAAGGAAAGGATGTATACTCGTCTTGAACTTCTAAGAGAAAAAATTCCAGAAAACAATGAAGAAGAAAAACTTATAAAGGATGAAATAGAAAAAATTACCTCTCAGTTGATAGTAATAAAGAAAAAAGACATCGAAGAATGTAAAGAATTTCTGGAATTGTCCGGAATACCTTATTGTACTGCTCCAGAAGATGCCGAAAAATACTGTGCATTTTTGCAAAAAAACGGACTGGTTGATTATACAATAACAGACGATACTGATGCCACTACATTCGGCTGTAAAAAGATTCTAAAAACGGGTATATCGAGATATATCACGGAGATAGACACGGATATAATCCTTTTTAAATTTGATATGGATATGAATTCATTTATCGATTTTTGTATACTTTCAGGATGTGATTATACCGAACCGATTCCTCAGATAGGGCCAGTTACATCTTTTAATCTCATCCGAAAGCACAAACGTATTGAAGATATCCTTGATGTAATAAATAAAAAGTGTGATAATTTTGATTACGCAGTTTGCCGAAAGATATTTACAGAATTTGACTACACCGTTCCCGAAGAATTTACTAAAAAAAAGGCAGATAAAGAAAAAATTAATTTATTTTTAAAGGATAAAGAAATAAAAGAAAATATAATTTCTAAATTTATTAAAATTGTAATTTAAAAATTTTTTTTTTCTTTAGTATATATT